ATGTGAATGCATTAAACCTCCTCGTTGTCAGCTTCGATGATACTTACCTCTGCCTTCAGATTACCAAAGTCTTTCATCACAACATCCAAGCACGAGTCATCGTTGCGTTCCCATCCTTTGCGGAACTTCTTGATGATCTCTCCAGCACTTGTGGTAAACACAAGACTGTTGCCTTCTTTCTTGAGCAGGCCTTTTTTCTCAATCAGGTCAGTAAGACCTGAGTATGGACTCATGCCTGTTGTGTAAGGAATCTTGACTTGCACACCTTCAAAGGGTTTGGCATAGCGTGTTTTCATAACTTTACAGCCAGCACGAATGCCGTTTACTTCGCTTACTTTGTTGCCGTCTTCATCTTCTTTGAGCTTCATCTTCTTCATGGCAACCACAATGCTTGATGCATAGATAAAGCCTTGGCCTCCAGAGATCTTGTCATCTGGATCAAACATGTCCTGGCTTGCATATGTGTGATTGGTACAAACCAGTCCAACATTGTAACTACCAAACATGTTGACACAGTTACGAACCAGTGCTGTGAGTGCTTTGGGTTTACGGCCCAAGTCACCTTTCATTTCACCTGCGTCAAATTGGTTAACGTCTGTGGGTGTTAGCAACATGCCCAATGAGTCAATCACAAACATGACCTTAGGGCGTTCGCCATCGGGCAGAGCTTTGTAGTCACTCATGAATGTTGAAATTGTTTTGGCCACGTCATCAATCATGGCCATGCTCAGTTTAAGCAGTTTGTCTGGACCAGTGTCAACCCCAAGTGCTTTGAGCCAGTCCTCATCCAGTGCGTTCTCACTGTCGATCAACACCACAAAAATACCTTGCTCTTGTGCGTGTTTAACAATGTTGCCTGAGCAGATGTAGCTTTTGCCTGCACCCGAGTCACCAGCAAACACAGTGACCTTGCCCAGCGGAATACCGCGATTGAAGTCACCAGAGATCAGGTAGTTCAGGGCATAGTTGCCTGTGGAGATCCAGTCGGTGGGATCATTGAAGCCAATACTAAGGCCGTCAATGCTTTTTGTAATTTCCTTGCGGAACTTGCTTACGTCAAATGGTTTTCCCATATATCACCTATGTATAAAAAGAAACGCAAGAGGCGTAACGCCTCTTGCGTGATGTGTAGTGTCAATTATTTGTTTTGACGAGCACGGATCATAGCCAAGATGTCTTGTGCATTTTGACCTGTAGCCGCTGGTTTAGCAACTGGTGCTGATGCCGCTGGCACATCGTCTTCATCGTCAAATGGTGATGTGGCTGCTGGAGCAGGTGCCGGAGCTGTCTTTGCTACAGGAGCACTTGCAGCCACTACATCGTCTTCGGTAACACCACTGTTGCCACCTGCTGGTGCATTAACACCTGCTGGACGGAAGTACTGCCCCCAACGCTCTGTGTCGTACGGCTGACCATCTACACTTGCTTCAAACATTTCTTTCATAACTTTGAGCTCAACGTCAGTTGGCTTCTTGGGCAAGAATGTGCTCAAATCAAACAAACCATGTGCGTCCACTGCGGCTTGTTCAGCTTCGGTCAGGGCTGATTCCTTACGTGCCCACTTTGAAGTGTTGTAGTCTGCATAACCACCTTTGCTGGTCTTGGCAATACGGAAGTCCAAGCCACGCAGTGTGTCTGTTGGCAATTCTTCCAGTTCAGGATCCATCAGCGCACCTTTGATCAAGGTAAACAACTGTGGTCCAATGATGAACTTGCGGATTGGGTTTTCTGGTGTCTTGTCGTCACCAATGGGGTTCTCACGCACAAAGCCCTGCATGATGTAACTGCGCTTTTTCCAATACTTGCGACCCATGTCTTCGAGACTCTTGTCCTTGAACCAGGTGCGTACTTCGGCCAAGATTGGACAAGCTTCGCCCCACATCTCAACGCAAGGTACTTGTACCATAACTTGCTTGGAGTCCATCTCTCCTTTGACTCCGTTGAATGGCAGTCGAATCATTGCTCGTTCTGCCCAAAAGAAAGTGTTTTTGCTATTACCATCTGGTAGGAAACGCAAGGAAGCACTTTGTCCTTCTTCCATATTCCAGTGGGGGTAAATTGATCGGTCGCCGCCTCCGGTGGATTGCCCACCTTTGTTTTCTGCTGCCTGTAGTCTTGCGCGAATTTCTGCTAGTGATGCCATAGTTGTTTCTCCTATTAAAGTTGCCTATGTATATGCCTATCTAAAAATTTAGATTGTAGTTGCCTGTGCATACAAGTTGTATTGTACGCGAATGTATTTAGTATCACAATACAAAAGGTAAAGTTTTTGTTCAATAAGTACTGCAATGGACAACAACGTTTTTTATGTCTACGACACACATGACTGTGTGTGGACCAGCAACCCTGAATTTAAAAACTTGACCAAATGGTTTGTGTGGGACCCGCATACCTGGTGGGAGTATGCCTATGCATTGTCGCAAGGTGTGGAGTTCTTTCCAAACGCAGAAATCTATCGCGGTGTGCGACCGCCTGGACCAGGCGAGATTGACTTTGGTAACGACAAACGAAAAAAGGTCGCTATCTTGTTTTACGAACATGTTAGACGACATCTTGCATCTGGACAGGTATCTGACTCTGGTCCCATCGAAGACTACCCAAATGAGATTGTGAACACAGCACTAAACTGGGCTGACATTGTTATTACCTACAGCACAGAACCATTGCAAAATTGGTGGCCTCGCATTTATGGGGATATCAACTATGCAGTGCACCATGACAAGATCAAATGTGTGTTTGCCAGCCACATGCCTTACACTGATCCGCCGCCAGATCGTTTTTACACAGATCAATTGAGTTTCTTCAGCATGGTTGCCACAGCTAACCAATACAAAGACATAACCGAAGTCACTGTGCCATTTAGGAAATACATGTTTGATATCTTGATGGGCACAGTAAAGACCAGTCGGTTGTATTTGATGTATCGATTGTTAGAATCTGACTTCATGGATCAATGTTTGATCAATTTGCAACCCAGTCCACACGGTGACAATGTTGGCAGATTGCAAACAGTTGACTCACAAGGATTCAAAACACACGGACTTATTCAGCGTTTCCAAAGTCCTGCACTGGCAAATCTAGAAGAACCTGTGGTTGCTAAATTCAAAGAGCAAACCAAAAACCTTGATACAAGAGCACAATACAGTGTAAATCTTGTACATCGACCAGGATTTGGTGTGCCCGGGGACAATGTATCAATGAGTTGCATTGTACCCTGGGGAGTGTATCAATCCAGCTGGTACAGTGTTGTTTGTGAAACTGCGGATTTTGGTAATGTAACTTTCTTGTCTGAAAAAACAGCCAAGTGTTTGTTTGCAAAACGTATCTTTATTATGTTCGGGGGTTGTGGTCTTTTGCGTAGGCTACGCAAGCTAGGTTTTTACACATTTCACGGAGACATCATTGACGAAAGTTACGATGATGAGCCCGACGATTCCAAACGCTATGCCATGGCCTGGCAACAAATAGTAAAACTACAGCACACAGATGGGCCTCGTCGGGTATACAATCATTTCAAAGAAGTACTAGAGCACAACCATCAAATGATGTTGGCTTTGCCTAAACAACAACTCAAGAACATTCAACAATTTATTCACGCTCCTTTTGCTCTAGAACAAACAAAAATATAAAAAATTCAGAGATTTACCAGTAAATACTATTATGACTATTCACCATATCTACGATACCAACTCCGAAGTCACCTCTGTTGCCAGTAACCTATGGAGTGTGAAAAACTGCTTTGCCGAAGACACGTTTCAGCAGTTGGCCTCTACGCATTTGAATCATGCAGACTCATGGCACCGACACGCTGACTGTCTAGAGTATCGCTTGCAGTTGACTCCTGACAGCCCTACCCTACAACAACTTCAGGGCATGGCTCCTGCAATCATGTCTGAATTGGAAAAGATCACTGGCATCAAGCTCATGCCTGCAGAATGCAAAATGTGGCTGGATCTTAGTGGATGGCATTGTCCTTACCACAATGATGCTGAACTATTGGCAGTGACCTATCAAGTGTATCTGTGGACGCATGGTGATGTACACGGTACTGAGTTCACACACAGTACACCGCGCACAAGGATTGATTTTGTGCCCAACACAGGCTATATCAATCTAAACTCTGACCGCAAAGAACATCATGTAGATACCATTACTGGCACACGATTAAGTGCTTGCTGGCAGTTCCGCGCCAAAGTGTAAGTTCACAGTTTCACGCACTGCATTGGGTGCCACAGCATGTGCTGTTCCAAAGAAGCATCTAGGTTGATTGATCATTAACCAAGCTTCGTTGGGGCGGTATTTTATTTTGACCAAATCTTCAGGCCGGAATTCAGAAATGTCTGCGTAGTCAGCAGGGTGCTCTGCGTTCACAGTCAGGTTGTTGCAAAACACACTGCTCATTTCTGGAGCAGGTTCTTCACCCATGTACACTTGAATAAAACATTTGATATCTGGATGCAGTCTATGCATCATAATCTTGCTGCCTGATAGATCAACACTTGAATAGATCACTTGTGGTTGCACAGAATGATTGGTCAACTGCTTGATCAAGGCAGGTGCTTGTGATAACGCAGACTCTAATGCAGTATTAGACCCCCAGGGTGTTAACAATCTATTGGGATACTGTGTTGTCCATTTTTGCTCTGGTCCTCGATAACTGCGTTGCACAGAACCAAAGTCCAAGAAAAAGTCTGGCAAGCGCCAGACTGTGGGAAGGATTTGTTGGGCATTACTAAAGTTTAGCATGCCCATATTTAAATCATTTTATCAAGGCCAGACTTTTTATTCTAGCTAGCAATGCATCGTCTTTGCTTTCGGCTACTGCTGGTTGTTGTGCTCCTGGAACACCTACATTACCTGGCTGTGCTCCGTTGGCCACACGCCATGCATCATCAAATGATTGATATGTGCTGTCTTGGCGATCAATAGTTCGGTCCGAACCATCCTGCGTCCAACCACCGGTTAACTTTGTCCAAGTTCTGCCCTTGGCATCTTTGATTTGTGGCTTTATCTTTGGCGGGACATCAACTATACCGTTAAATTTTTGTAGGGTGTTAATATCAACATTGCTCTTGATACCTTGAACTCCACCTGGTGCAGGTGCAGCCGCTTGTGCAGGTGCTGCCGCCGGCTTTGTCGCCGGTGCTACAACTTTTTTAGTCATATCCATTGTGCCACCTTTTTTCACAACACCTGGAGGTAACTTCATGGTAGTCTTTGCGACAGCGACAGGCAGTGGCTTGCCAGTGTTTGGATCATAGCCCTGTGGGGCGGCCGCAATTCTTGCTTGTGTTGCCGCATCAGGAACTACAGGAGCAGGGGCTGCTGGAGCGGCTGGTGCTGCTGGAGCGGCTGGTGCTGCTGCTGGTTTTGTAAACATACTTTTGGCTTTGTTAAACATGTTGCCTACAATGCCTTCGTCAATGTCATCTTCAGGTTTGCCATACAAGTATGTAACAGTTCCCATCGGACTGATAACGTGCGTGACATCAATATTGTCGTTATCATATTGGGCCAACAACTTTTTAGCGCCAACAACTTCGTAACGTTCAGGTTTGTATTCGTCAACTACTTCGTCACCGTCCATGACTCTCCAGATGTCGTTGCGTAGATAGTAGTGTTTATCTCTTTCTGTGCCTTCGCCCATAACAGGTGCTACGGAGCCTGCTACTGTGCCCATTTCATACATACCGCCACATTCAACAAGACCGTGTTCTGGGCAGTATTCACCTTCTGTGGTCATGTTACAACTACTTTCGTTAGTTGCTTGTTTTTTTAGATTATCGTATGCTTTATCTTGTTTTTTCTTTTGGAAATAGTTAGCAGTTTTTTCAATACCTTTGCCTACTATCCCGCCAAGTGCTGCGCCTGTTGCTGCCGCCGCGGTGCCTGCGCCACCATGTCCCAAAGCGTTAACTGCATGAGAAGCCATTTGATTTAGAGAGTCAAAATCAACTTCTCCTAGTGCACGAAAGCCCATGCCGCCTAGATCTTGATCTAAACGCTGTGACACCCACTCATAGGGATCGCCGTCACGAGCTTTGGCTACGCCATAGGGAATTTCTCCGCGATCGCTGTAGTAGTCAAACAGTGCTTCATACAAGTCACTGTCTAACTCGCCACCTTTGCGGAACTGATTTACTTCAAATTTGAAACGATCTAAAATGTGACCAAGTGTTTCTCCTGCTTCGTCAAGTATTTGAGCTTCAGTTACAACGCCAGCAAGTTTTAGAATACGAGCAAAGTCTTCTGCCACGCTTTGTTGCGGAGCAGGTGCAGGGGCAGGTGCAGCAGCTGGAGCAGCAGCATCGGGTGCAGCAGCCATGGTATCTTCGGCGCCAGCAGGCGAAATGCCTTCAGTTTCAATACCCAACTCACGCAGTCTGTTCATGACTTCTGTATCGTTCCATGCATTAGCTCTAGGGTCACGTTGAGCTAGATCACCGAGACGATCAAACAACTCATCATCACCTATTAGATCATACAACTGTTCAGTAGCATTGGTAGCATCTGGACCAACGATGAGTTCTTTGCCCATGAGCTCTTTTAACTTGGCAACTTGTTCCGGAGTTTCAGGCAAGCTCCACGTGCCTTCAACCAGTTGGTTCATCCAAGATTCAAAAATGTCTGCTTCTTTCATAGTATTTCCTTGTTGCTGTATTCGAGCCAATAACGGTAGTGCAGCTTCGATACGTGTGTCTAGAGTTTGTTCAATGAACATGGTCTTGATATCTTCTACCAAGCTTTCTTGTTCTTGAACATCCAGCGGGTGCCAGCTTTCAAAATAGGTTTTATAACCGCGGCTGTTGCCAAGATGTTTTATACTTTCTCGCAGCTTGGCATAGTAGTGTTGTGCTTGTTCAACAATTTGTTGAGTCACGCCTTCCATCACACGATGGCCAGCAGCACGATTAAAACGGCTCAGCACTTTCATTTCTGTGACTATTTCACAGATATGATTGCCGCGAACATCATAGGGCTTGCCACCTTGACGAACATGTTCGAGCATGGCCCGAGAACCTGACATATTTGTAAATGGTAACTTGAAACGTTCGCCGTCGGCTGTTTCAATAAAAACGCTTTCAACATATCGGAATCGTGCGTCATTTTCGCCTAGGGTCCGATTGTGTTTGATCATGAGGCGAGCCTCAGTGGGCTCGCCAGTGTAACTTATTTTACGTGTGCCGTAGTAGCCTTCAAACAGGCCTTCTTTGATGGCAGCAATACCTGCCTGTACACGTTTTAGTTTGCCAATGTCCATCAACGTACCGCTCCAGCGATTACGATTGGCAAGATCCATGAGTTGTTGCTGAAAGTCAAAAAATTCTGAACGGTCATCAGTGTCTTCAATGGTTTTACCCAAGTTATCGCCGTACATGATATACATTTCGTTGTCGTTGCCTAGAACAATTACCATAGTGCCATAATTTTTGCCCGAGCCAGAAACATAGTCAAAGCTGAATGTTTTGGCGTTTTCTGCATCTGCAGGCCGGCCATCTTTGCCCAGCATTTCAGGGTGAAAATCGCGGGTGTCTAACAAGTCCGCTAGTTTTTGTTCAAGATTAAGTTCTGTGGTCATAGCAGTGTATTTAGCGCATCATAGCAATGAAAGGCATGGGTTCAATAATATTGTCTCCATGATCTTTAAGGTGTGAATCCAGTTCTTGATGATAGGTCTGCAACAGCATCAGCATACGAGTGGCCAGCAGTGTGCCCATTACTAAATCGTCTGTTTCGCCAGGTTTGGCTGCATAGCTGTTGCCCAGAGCCACAAAGTTTTTGAGTTCTGAAATTAACGGTTTACTGTATAATTTCATGCGTCCCGACTCCACTAGAATCTTGAACTTGTTACAAGCCACAATCTTGCTTTTGTTTGTGGTAGTAAATCCTTTGCGTATTCTTCGGCCGTTTTGACCTTGTATACTGTTGTCACTGAGGAAATAACCAGGAATGTTTTCTTCACCGTATTCATTGATACTGATCAGTGCTGCTTCGCCCAAAGTGTTGTTTTCTACACTGTAGTAGATCTTTTTGTCGTCTTTGACCACAGTATGCAGTTCTTTCACAATATCCACCAAGATCTTGATCTGTGTGGGCACATCTGTTCGGTTGTGACGCCACTCAGCCACTTGCTCTGTAGTGTCTGCTTCAAACACCTGTATAGCAGCAGGATCGCCACCTGTGCCCAGACTGGGGTCCAGGGCCACAATGTATATTTTGTCTGCTTGTATGGGACGATACCATCGTACCTGTCCAGTCTTACTAGTGGGTTCTACGCCTTCTAGATCCAGTAGTTTCAGTGGCGATATCAAGGTCTCATCGTTGATAACGAATTCGCAGTCCATCTCTCGACGGAATCGTTCCTCGCCTAGCTGTGCTCGCTGTTCTTCGGCCCATGTGTCATCACGGTCTGGATGTTCACGCCAAAACGCACGAAACGCACGGAATCCGTTGATGCCCAAGCCGTTGGGTCTAGGATTGCCGTACTCGTCTTCTGTTTTGTTGGCGCCTTTCCAAATCAGGGCAAATTGATCTTCGTCTGAGTTGGGAGTTGAAGTAATAATAGCCTTACCACCTGTGCTCAGTGTGGGTGTAATCGAAGTCCAGAATTCTCGGGCAATGGTAGGGCGCACAAATGCAAATTCGTCCAGATACAGCAGGGTTATCGACATACCTCGACCAGTGTTTTCAGTAGTGGTTTGCGAAACAATACGTGATCCGTTGTCAAACTCCAAGCTGCCTTTGTTGTAGCTGGTAGCACCTGCACGAATGTGATTGGGACACAACTCATAAGCATATCTTATACGTTGCATGATTTCCTGTGCACCTAGATATTTGTGTGCTGCAACTAGAATAGTAGCGTCTGGTACAAACATGGCATACCACAACAAGTAACCTGCTGCTGATGTTGATTTGCCTGTTTGTCGCGGCATCAAGGAAATTGAGAATCTGCTGTTGTGATAGTTTGCAATCAGTCGTTTTTGATATTCAAAAGACTGATACAGCATCTTGCCACGTGTAGGATGTTGTATGTAAAAAAAGTGGTCCATAAAGTACATGGGCCCTGTAACTGGGTCAGCACATTGCATGAATTCTTCAATTTCCTGTTGAGTATATGTTTCTCTACGGTGTGGTGCTTTTACCAGTACAGTGTCTAATCCAGGTTTTAACATAATTTTTTTACATCCTTTGCAACTACCTGCGCAAATGCTCGATTATTTAACCTACCTGGGTGTAATAGGTCACGCCCAAGATCTATTTGGGTTTTGTCTGTAATCAAATCTACATAATCATTGGGTTTGTACATTACTACAGGAATATCAAGTTCAGCACACACATGCAAAATGGCTGCTCGATTCTTTTCTGCATGCAACTGCATGTTGGCGTCGTTGCTTAACCAGGTTTTGGTGTAGGTACTGTTGCCCCAAGATTCTGCGTCATACGCCCAGTTAATCACGTGTGGTGGTCGGTCAGGGTCGTGGTGCAGTTCAGTTCTGTTGCCCCTGGGCTCTAGGAATACCACAAACTGTGGGTTCAACACTGGCGCATAGTACTTGATGATTCTGTAGCAGGTGTCTGCACTGGCTCCTGATATGCCAAGATTGTACACTGATAGACCCAGCTGATCACTAACTAGCTCAGCCCAGGTGTTTTCACGATTTACTGCTACACCTTGAGTGAAACTGCATCCAATGGTCACAAAGTTATCACGACCATCAAACTTGTGTGTGCGGAATCCGTCACTGTTGAATGTGTAGTCAATATGCTGGTCAACCCAGCCAAACTGTTGCAGCATGCTGCGCTTGGCAGGATCACTCATGTGCTGCTGATAGTTTTCTTTGCTGTCAGGACTGATCCATTGTATCGTTTGTCCTGCGTGGCTGCTCCAGGCATGTAACGGCTTCATTGTACTAGGTGTGCTAATTCTGGCCACAGCGTCACAAACTGGCCAGCTTGATCCTTGTGGTATTGAGTTTCAATCTCTGCAATGTGTTTACTAAACTTACGAGAGATGCCAGGGCGTTCTTGCGTAACACCGCGATAGGTATTGAGAGCATTGTCAAAGAACTGTCGTTCAGCAGGTGTAGCAAGCCCTGTGGCATAAAAACGTTCAATTTCGGCCGCAGCAGCAGCAGCAACTTCGGGACCATGCAAGAACGGATCCAGGTA